TCGCAAAAGCTCTTGGCCGAACTGAGTAGGGACGACGAATCTGGTGACCATGTAGTCACATTGACTGTCGATTGCCTTTGTGCAGCTTCAGCATGTGGCCTTGTTGGCCCCAGTGAGGATGCCCCGTCAGATGGCCCTGAAGATGAGAATCAACAGAGTCGATCTGAGGAACCCCCAAAGACTACCCCTCCTAACGATTGGGACTGGTAACCCGGGTTGCCATTTGGCAGGACCAAGCTAACCTAAAGGCGGGCTCGTCGCCCACCTGAAGTCTCTTAACATCCCTAAAGGAAGGGAAGAAGGAGATGGTATGGATAATACCAAGCTTCAGGGTGGTATCGAGCGTCGACTTTCGGTTATTGGAGTTCCTCACGACGCGATCATGGGCTTTGCGGCCCTGGTCGTGAAGTGGAAAACCTGCTCGGGGACTGAGTGGACTGTATCACGCCTGAAAGCCGTGAAGGTCGACTTGATCCGAGCAAGGACGGGACTCCCCATCTTGTCTTCCTGGATTCGAAAGAACAGGAAGGGGGAGTATACAGGCCCCATTGGGCGCCTGTTCCGTTGGGCCCTGAAGTCCGATTCGAACTTCAGGAAGGGCCTCCAGGCATTTATGGTTTATTCCATGTTTACCTTGGAGAAGCCTTCACAGACTCAAATTAACAAGTTTGTGGAAGCTGTCACCTCTAGCGAAAGCGAAAGGTTGTCCCCCAGTTGGATGCGCAGTTTTGGTGCTGCGATCCGACGCCATTTTCCTCTAGTTGAGATTAGACGGGAAACCATGGTTAGCCTTTTGGGCTACCGTGGGTCATCTGCGAAAAGGGCACCAGGTTTTTCCTGGCAACCCTCTACGAGGCAAGATGAGAATGTGATTGGCCAAGCCAACTATTTCTATCTTGAGGACCATAAGGTCCTAGCCCGGCAGTATTGGTCGTTATATCGGCCAGTGTTGCTCGGTCTCCCCCATCATATTGGGCTTATACAAGACGCCCCTCATGATGTGGTTGATGATTCCCGTGTTGTAGGTGGGAGGATTTGTTTCCTCCAAGAGGCCGGCTGTAAGATGAGGAGTATTGCTTCTCCTCACCTCGTACATCAGCTGGCTCTGCGCCATTTCGGTGACGCAATCTACAACTTCATCCGTACTCTCCCTTGGGATTGTACGCATGATCAATCTCTTCCTTTTAACTCCGTGCAAGAACACTTGAGAGATGGAAGAACTATTCATTCCGTCGATCTTTCGAGCGCAACCGATCACTTTCCTTTAAGTGTTCAACTGATCGCTCTACGGTCGATTTTCTCTCACCAGCCCGATATCGACTTATTCAAGTCGATCTCAAGGTCTACATGGCTTTCGCCTATAGGCAACTTGAGGTGGTCAAAAGGGCAACCTTTGGGCTTGTTTCCAAGCTTTGGGTCTTTTACCCTGACACACGGTCTGGTTCTCTGGTACTTGAACGGCCACCGTCACAACAACGATTTCTTCGTTGTAGGTGATGACGTTCTTATCCTTTCGGATAGGCTGTACGACGAGTACATCCAGTTCCTAGAGAAAGTTGGGTGTCCTTGGTCACCGGACAAGAGTATCAGCAGCAGCTCTGTTGCAGAGTTTGCTGGTAAACTGATCACTTCAGATGAGGTTCTTCCTCAAATGAAGTGGAGGGAGATGTCTAACGACAACTTCCTCGATCTTGCTCGGCTCCTTGGTCCTAGGTCACGTTCACTCCTGTCCTCCCGTCAAAGGAGGATATTCGATTCGGTAGCACATTGTCTATCCCCATTGGGGTGCAACATGTCGTTACCGGGCGATAACTACCTTACTATGTTCGAAAGAACACAGCAAGTGTTTGGTAGTCGGAATGAGAACGTGTACCGTTCTTTGACAGGTCTGTCTTCAGTCGTGAACCAAAATGTGTTCACTTCTGAATTCAATGATCCGGCTAAGCTTGTCGATTGGCAAGCGGCGCTTGAGATCATTGATACCTTCGACGAGAAGGTTAAGGCAGTTTTGCTTGGCCTCCTTGGTTGGGCTCCTGAGCCTCTTCAAGGATTTGCCAGCACGCCTAGGGCGATGGGTGATGAATCCCTGCCCTTGGAACAGTTGATTCCCTCACGGGAAACTGTTCTTGAAAGGTATGAG